GTTTCTGAAATTTCGACAATGGGGGGAATCGATTCAAATAAAAAAAGTCCATAGCGTATATATTACGCTATGGACTTTGCATTTGCGGAAGGAGGGGGAGTTGAACGTAAAAAGCGTTTTAACATTCATTTTGCTTTATGTCCCGATAAATACGGGATTTTGGCGGTTATATTTAGGTTCGTTGTATGTTTAATGATGTGATTTAACACATATTTTGAGTTTAATTTGTGCTTTATTTGTGCAAATAATTACTTACTTTGCACAAAACAAAATGCAATGGAATTATGGCAACCGTTAAAGCATACGTTCGTTCCAGCAAAAAAAATAACATAGTAAATGTACGTTTCCGACTATCTACTCCGGGGGCAAAATTATTATATTATGTAAGCGATTTACAGATAAACGTAGATCTTTTCGACAACAAGAGAGAAGAAATAAAATCGAGGGCGTTGTACCCGGATAAAGAGAGACGAATTTTCAACGAAAAAGTGAATGAATTAAAGTCTCTTATACTTCGGACATGGGAGGAAAGAGGAGACGACTACCAGCCAACGAGCAAATGGCTGCGTAATGCCATGCAGCGTAGAGTGAATGGTGAAACACCTGTTAATGATGATTTCTTCGATATATTTGACAAATTCCTAATCTATAAACAATACGATGAGAAGCGAGAGGAACATTATGATGTTTTAAAGCGGATAATGATCCGGTATGAAAATTACGAAATTTTTAATGGAGGAAAATTCAGGTGGAGCCTCGAAATATCTGCATTTGATTTGTCTAATTTCGAAGATTATCTAAAAAACGAGTATAGATTAGCAGAATTATACCCGTCGTTGTATGAGGGTGTCAAGAAGTTATCGCCGAGAGGTAGAAATACTATTGCTAACATGATGACGAAGTTAAGGGTATTCTATCTTTGGGCTGTGAGAATGGGGGAGACAACGATCAACCCTTTTGCAAATTATTCCATAAAGGAGCAAATATATGGGAGACCTTATTTCCTTACCTTAGAAGAACGTGACAGGGTGTACAATTTTCCAATGCCGAACAATCCTTTTCTTGCTATACAGCGTGATATATTTGTCTTTCAATGTATGATTGGTTGTAGAGTAAGCGATTTGTATAGGTTAACTCGTGAAAACATCAATGACGGGGCTATTGAATATGTCCCGACAAAAACGAAAGGGGATAATCAGGAATATGCTCGTGTACCTTTGACGAAAAAAGCGATTGAAATATTGGAAAAGTACAAGGAATATGGAGGACGTACACTTTTCCCATTTATCTCTGAGCAAAAATACAATGATTCCATCAAGAAGATTTTAAGAATGGCGGGCATCGACAGAAAAGTCACCGTCATAAATCCGGTAACGCAGAAAGAGGAGCAAAAGCCTATATATGAGATTGCCAGCTCGCACCTCGCACGTCGTACATTTATCGGGAATATTTATAAAAAAGTAAAAGACCCGAATATTATCGGGTCTATGAGCGGGCATGTAGAGGGCAGCAAGGCATTTGCCCGTTATCGTGACATAGATGATGAAATCAAGTTAGATGTGTTGAAAGAGATAGAGTAATAAAATGTTTGATTTTAAAAACCTTCCATAATATCATTTCCTTTGGTTTCCAACGCTTCTTGTATAAGCGTATATTCACCACCCAAGAATTTAGCCGTTTCTTTTGTCTTTTTATTGCTTAGTTCTCGGTCTATATTTTCAAGGTTGGTTTCTATTCTTATTTTCTTTATGCCATACTTGGCAATTGTTTTTATAAGTTCTTCCGATATATCGTAAGCTGGGTAAATTATGAACTGTCTTAACTTTGTATATGAATCATATTTGCCTATTTCATCGGAATATTCAATCGATGAGTTTAATTCGGCTATTGAATCATTTCCAAAACGCAATAATAGTACACCACCTTTTTTTACAGAAATAGGGGCATAAGAAAATATTCTCATTGACAATTGATAATTTGGGTTTTCTTTTATTTGAATGCAGGAAATAGATAAATTTACATTTATCTTGTCTGTCCACTTTCCAATATAAATTGTATTGCACCCTATCATTCGAGAGCCGTCAGAATCAATTTTATCAAATTCTATTTTAGGTTCAGCACAAAATGCAATAGTTGGAATAATAACCAACAATAATAATACTATTTTTTTCATAATTTAATAAATTAATTATTCTCTTAAAGCCATTTTCAAGGATTCAATTAGTTTATCTTCATAGTTGAAGATGTCATCTATCGTTTCTATTTCGAACATTTCTTTTGATTTGTAATTGTCCGTAGGAAAACATATTTGCTTTTTTCGACTACCGAAATAGAATCTGCATATCCACCAATAGCCGTTATCTATGTTTACAACAAAGTATGTCTTGTTGTCTTTATAAGTTATTCTTTGCGCATCTATACTTTTTCTCAATATGCTTCTTATAATATTATAAGCATCTATCTCCTCTTGTGTAGTAACAATTCCTGAATCTCTGTCACTGAACACAACACCATCAGGAAGTTCTTCTTTTGCATTTTGTGTACTATCTTCTTCCTGTTTTGTTTTGTCGTCATTCGTCTTAATGGCGACATTCAGCCTGTCTGAAATTGTGTCATTTATAATACTTTGAACAGATCGTTTTATAATAGGTGTGAATTGCTCTATTATTTTCTGTGTAATTTGCCCGTCGTATGCCTGTTTGGCAAGCAATCGAACAAAATCGGGTGACGGTTGCTTAAACTCATTGTTTAATATAGACTTTATAGAAATAGCATATTTTAATTCGTTGGCGGTACTTAAAATTTCCTCCTCATTATAATATGATTTACTGAATTTCTTTAATTGTTCCACATCGGCATCCGTAAGCGCCAACATATTTACAACTAAGAAAGGTTTCTCGTCCATAATATTTGGCTTGTCAAGATCTGTATAGAATCTATATTCTATACCGTTTGTAAGTACTCCGAATCTGGCTTTTGAAGCCACGAAATATTTCTGTAATTGTGTATCGTGTAAGTTGAGGTCTTGTTTACAATGCTTGCATTCTATAAGGAGTATAGGATTTTCTTCTTTCATTATGGCATAGTCTATCTTCTCTCCTTTTTTCTTAATGAGGTCGCAGTCTAATTCTGGAACGACTTCAAATGGATTAAATATGTCATATCCGAGTGCTGCAATCATCGGCATAATGAATGCGTTTTTTGTTCCCTCTTCCGTTACAATAGCATCTTGTTGTTTGGCTATTCTTTCAGATAGTTGTTGTATTGAATCTTTAAAGTCCATAGGATTTGATATTTTAAGGTATGAAAGTTTATTATTTAGCAGAAACACAAGCGAGTACCCTATACATGCCGTATATATCTGCTATTGGCACGTCGAATGGCTTGAATTTTCCGTTTGGATTGAAAGATACACATTGTATATAACCCTCTTTATTGCTGGGCTGCACCTCTTTAATGATAACTCCATTTGAAGTGTCGAGCACATAGACGTTTCCCCAAGCTATGTATGAATTTGGGTCTATTTTTTTTACCAAAACACGGCTACCACTTGGATATTCAGGGTACATGCTTTCACCATATATTGTAATTGCAAAGTCGACATTCTTTATTGGAGATATTACTCTTTCGCAGTTATCTGGCAATACGCCGTCGACAGGTATGCCTGTAAGGCTACCACCCATAGCTGATTGTGGCAATAGGTAAGTTGTGTAGTCTTTTTCTAAGTCCTTATCTTTAACTGGTTCGGAGCTATTGATTTTTTCTCCATATTTAGACATAATACATTCTTCAAGTTCATATGGTATCGGTTTTTTCCCAGTTTCAATTTCAGATAGGTAGGGTTGCGATATTTTGAATTTATCGCAAAAATCCTCTTGCCTCATTTTTAAGGTTTTTCGTAGTCTTTTTATATCGTCTCCGGTCATTGTAATGTTAATTATATATAATATAGCAATATTTTTTTGTTTTTATATAGCTATATATTGCGATAAATATATATCTTTGTATTGTGTTAATGCAACAAAGGTAGTAAATAAAATTAAAAATACAAATACCTAATAAAAGTTAGCTCATTGGCGTAATGAATAACGGAATCGAACACCGAGAGTCGCAATAGCGGGAACGCCGAGACTTGCGATCGGTCGGGGTGAAGTAACGAAGTCGTGACGTGTAAGTAATATCCGGCAATTCGGCAACCGGGCACGCTTCACCAAGTTCAATGAATAGAAACGAACAAAAAATGGAGAGAGAAAGGGATTGCCTTTCTAGGCAAGAATAGTTCAGACAGCTTTCCATTACCCTATATTTCCCCTGCCCGTCGGATTCGGGTTGGAAAACAGTCATCTGTTGCAGGAGAACTACTCGATATTGATTTTTATAGGCTTTCCACAATGAGGGCATTTGAGACCTTGTGTGGGTTACTTCTGCATATTTTCTATTATCGCAATGAGTCTGTCCATCTGCTCTTGCGACTTTGCAACCAACTTCCGCTGTTCGGCTATCTCGTCAATCGCCTTGTCGAGAGTGAGAGAGATGTTGACGTTGTTTCCGTTTCTTCCCTCTGCCGTGTTGCTGCTTGCGCTCGTGTTCTTGAGCATGCTGCCTTCGCCGGTTAATAGCCATGAAGTATTCAGTTCTGGAAATTGAATAGAAATTCTATTCATAACGTCAGCACCTATACTCTCACTTATATTTTGTATATACGAGTTAGATACCCCTATCCTTTCTTGGAATTTTCTCCTGCTCAATTGAGTATAAGATACAAAGTCTAATAATCTACTTTTTACGTTCATATGAATAGTTAATTAACGTTATAATGAATATAATTCTATTCGATTTATTTGTAATATGAATAGAAATCTATATCTTTGTGCCACAACAATGATACAAAAGTATAGAAAATAACAAACATAACCAATACCTAATATAAGCTATGACAACGGAGCAATATGAAATGGTTAGCCTGTCGATAAGCGACTACACAATCAACAAGATTCGCCGAGAAGTAGAGAAGCAACTCGAATATGTGGTGAGCGAGCGGATAGGAGAGGACAAATCGATGTATGGAGACTTCGATTTGGACGTAGAGGTTGACGATGAGATATTACCCGTACACGTAACATACGATGCATACGACGGAACAACGGTTATATACGGCGACTATTTCACACCCGATTATGTGGACGGATCCATCGAAGTGAAATACGAGGTCGAGGTGTACGACGAGGACGGTATAGAAATGTGCAAGTTTAATGACAGCTTTGAATTTGAATAAAACAAGAATATGTACAGATTATTTATAGCCATCTGCCTGCTGCTCATGTTCGCCTCTTTTTTCGGGGTAATAGCAGCATTTATCAATGCCAGTATCGGACAGCTCATTATAAGCATGGCTTTCTTTGCATTATCGACATTTGCCTTGTCGGGTGTGCAGGAAGAGAAAACGAACTAACACGGGAATGTTACGAGTAGGGAGCCAGAGCCTAAAAAAACAATAGGGTCGGCTCCTTTTATTATATAAAAAACAAGAATATGGAAACGATGAAAATACAAGTAGGATTCAGGTGCATAGCCGATGTAAAGCGGATAATACCCAAGCCGAAAGGAGTACGTGGAAAGTGTAAGTACATGATTCGTATGGAGGTTGGAGATGCATTCTATGACGATATTAAGACATGTAGTGCTTATCGCCGGTTGAAGTCTTACATGAAACAACTGGGCATCTCTTATGAGTATGGAGTTGGTAAAGTATCTGTGGAGAACGATGGAATTCCTGAATGGAGGACATTGGTATGGAGAAAGAGCTGATATTGACTGCCGGAGAATGGGCGGTCGCTAAGGAGTATGCAAAGGGTCTTCAAGACAAAGAGGTCGCAGAAAATCTGGGGAAGTCTGTATGGACGACCAAGACACAGAAGAAAAACATATACCTCAAATTAGGTATATCGACCAGCAGTGAATTGACTCTGTATGTCATTTGCCGGTACTTGGGAAAGGCTTTCGATTTGAAAAAGATACGACAATTCGGGGTTTCTATCCTATTCAGCCTGTTGTTCGTCGTTGTGCAGGTATTCGGAGACACTGGCGATATGTGCAGGTTGAGGAATGCGAGAGGAAGAGCGTCAATGAGAGTGGAAAAACGATTAAAAGATTAATGGATATGGGAATAGAAGATACAATCATCAAGGTAGTGAGAGATGAAAACAATATGCTGCTCGGAAAATTGGAAGATGTAATTAACCATGCAATATCCGGTATAAAGAAAGGCTATGGAGATGTGTTCTTGCCTGATTATGTACCGGTTAGAAAGGCAACAGAATTATTAGGGTGTTCTTATAAAGAATTGTTGAAGCGTTTGAATGCAATTAACGCCAAGCCGGAAAAAGTCGGCACACGTAACTGTATTACCAGAGATGAACTTTTGAAAATCATGAATTAAATAAGTAGCTATAATTCCATATAAATCAAGCATATTCACCGCCCGTCCGGGAGGATATGCGGTGTATAAAAAGAAACATAACCCTTTAAAATAAAACAACAATGGCAACAACGACATTACCACAATTAAAGAGCCTGTTGAACGGCGATTCGGTCAAGACAAGATTTAACGAGATATTGGGGAAGAAAGCCCCCGGATTCATCTCCTCGGTCATTTCAGCCGTCAACGGGAACACCATGCTCCAAACGGCCGAGCCCCAAAGCATACTCAACTCGGCGGTCATAGCCGCCACGCTCGACCTGCCTATCAATAGCAACTTGGGTCTATCGGCCATCGTTCCCTATTACGACTCCAAGCTGAGGACGACAGTAGCACAATTCCAGCTCATGTACAAGGGACTGATAGAGCTATGCCTGCGAAGCGGACAATTCTCGTCACTCATAGACGAGGTGGTCTATGAGGGTCAACTTGTCAAGAAGAATAAATTCACGGGCGAATACATCTTCGACGAGGATTCAAAGACCTCCGACAAGGTCATCGGCTATATGGCCTATTTCCGTCTTGTGAACGGGTTCGAGAAAACACACTACATGACAGTAGGGGAAGTCGAGGCGCATGCCAAGAAGTATTCCCAATCCTACAAGAAAGGGTTCGGCGTATGGAAAGACGACTTCGACACGATGGCACGGAAGACGGTTTTAAAACTTCTGCTCGCCAAATATGCTCCCAAATCGATAGAAATGCAACGGGCTATCACTTTCGACCAAGCCACGATAAAGGGAGATTTGACACAGCAAGACACCAGCGTGGACGAAGTGGAAATCGAATATGTCGACAACGATACGGCGACCGAACGTCTGAGGGAGATGGCCGTCGAAGCAGTCGAGCAACCGGAATCTGAAAATGTCAACGGACAAGGACTGTTTGAGTGATGGAAGCGCAAAGGACTCTTGAATGGTACAGGAAGCGCCTCGGCTGTTTCACGGGCAGCCGCATAGGCGACCTGATGAAAGCGAACCGAAGCGGAAACGGGTTCGGGGAATGCGCCATGAGCTACATCTACCAAGTAGCAGGAGAGCGCATGCTCAATCCCCTGCTGTTCGAGGACGACGAGGTTTTCGAAAGTTACCTCTATCAAACCGACATATCCTCGAAACAGATGCGATGGGGAGCAGAGCAGGAACCCGACGCACGCAGACTATACGAGTTGAAAACAGGTCGCCGTGTCGTCGAGGTAGGACTGTGCAAACACCCCACCATCGCCCATTTCGCAGCCAGCCCCGACGGATATTATTACGATGAGAATAAGCGGGAAAAAGGGGTAATCGAGATAAAAAGCGTGGGAACGGCCACATATGCCAAATACTTCCACAAGATAAAGGACAACGATACCCTCCTGTCCACGGAGCCTAAGTACTATTACCAAATCATGTCCGAACTCATGTGCATTGAAGCCGATTGGTGCGATTTCATCGTATATAACCCGTTAGAGAAGCCCTCCATGTTTATCAGAAGGATATATCCAGATGATAACACCTTCAAGAAGATAGCCGAAAGGATATGCGAAGCCGATGAATTAGTCAATGAAATAATCCATTCATGAAAGACTATGAAATACAGTCAATCGTCAGCCTGCTGGAAAGATCGGCAAAAGCGTTGGAAAAGTCCGACGACTACCGGCATAAAGAGCTGGCAAGATTGATGAGAAATAAGGTCAAACAATTAAATAAGAAATACAATGTACAAAAATGAGATCTTAAATAGCGATTGTGATGTCCGCAAGAATGCGGCAGGGAATCCCAAGTTCAAAGAAGTTTTTAACCGATAAGAATAAAAGCGATGAAGACTAGACATAATTTCAACAAAGACCTAAGAATGGACTTGGCATGCAGCAGAAACGACTATTTCAGACCTGTATTTTCATATATCCATTTTAAAGATGGTTACGCTTATGCATGCGATACACATATCTTGGTAAAAAACAAGTTATCCGAATGTTCCACATTCACCGATGAAGAAATAGAAAAGCTCGATGGTAAGTTTATAGGCTCAAAAGCCTACAAGTCTATCCTCTCTTACGATATGGTACAAGTTACGGACATGGGGTTTGAATGTATATTGTGTGACAATCAAAAAGTTATATACCCATTCTCCGAAGTCTATAAATACCCTGAAATGGAGAATGTAATTTCAGAACATCTAAAAGAGAGCACAGAAGGAATCACAAAGTTACGGATAGATCCTTCGTTCTTCTCCAAGATCGAAAAAGCTCTATTCAATTTTGAGTACGCATATATGCAGCTTTCGGAAGGCAATAAATCTTTGCTCGTTAAAAGCAAAGACAGCGATAGTATCGGAATCATTATGCTAAAATCAATATAGATTAAATACGAATCATTATGTTTTACGAAATCAAATTGAAAGTAGAAAAAGAGAACAGCAAAGGAGAGATGAAAGAAGTCATCGAACACTTCATCACCGATGTAGTACTGTTCGCCGAGGCCGAGAAAAAAGGACTTGAACAGTACAACGGAAATTGCGATGTATTCTCTATCACCCGCTCGAATGTTGTCGAGATAGTCAACGAGAAGGAAGAAGGCAAGCCTTTCTACAAGGCCACGTTGATAGACATATTCATCGATGACAACGGCAATGAAAAGGAAACGAAGTACTACAACCTCGTTTGCGCCAAAGACATCACCGAAGCCAACCGCCTTATGCAAGAACACATGAGACAAGGCCTTAACGATATGCGGTTGGACGGAATTGTGAAAACCAAAATCATAGACCTGATATAGGAGCATAATGTGAGACATTCCCGCAAGCAGAACCGGGTACGTGGTCGAGCACCATACGGAGGAAGGAACTGCGGGGAGAAATAAGCCATAAGTGTTTTAGGTGGTATCGGCAGTATCGGAATTGGTATACGATAAAGTGTAGCTCTTATAGATAGGTTGGCAATGGCACAGCTTGTAGAGGCGTAGCCGTAAAATAAAAATTACCGCTTGACAATTCTCCTCCGAGTTTAGGCATACGAAAGTATCGCACGGTGAGCGCAACCTCACAAATTAAAACTACTAAGTGAAAGTCTTAGAAAAACTCCTATCATGCGGGTTCGAGTCCCGCCTGCCGAACAAAAAGAGAAAGATATGCAATTAAAAGTCTTTACAGCATTCAGCGGATATGACAGTCAGTGCATGGCACTCGACCGGCTCGGAATCGGTTACGATCTGGTCGGCTGGTCGGAAATCGACAAGTACGCCATACAAGCCCATAATGCCGTATATCCTCAATACCGAGACAGGAACTTCGGGGATATATGCCATATAGACTGGGCAAAAGTTCCCGACTTCGACCTGTTCACATATTCTTTCCCCTGCACGGACATTTCAACGGCCGGAAAGCAGGCAGGATTGGAGAAAGGCAGCGGGACACGCAGCAGCCTGTTATGGGAATGCGAGAAAGCGATAGAGACCAAGATGCCGAAATACCTGCTCATGGAGAATGTTAAAGCACTTGTCAGCAAAAAGTTTATCAATTATTTCAACGAATGGGTTTCGTACTTGCAGAGTATCGGGTACTCCAATTTTTGGAAAGTGATGAATGCAAAGGATTATGGGGTTCCACAGAACAGAGAGCGTGTGTTTATGATTTCAATATTGGGAGTTAACGAGTATTACGAATTTCCACAGCCGTTTAAACTCGATATAAAATTAAAGGACGTTTTAGAGAACAATATTGAAGATTACTATGTGAAACACCCGGCAAATAAATGGATATTGTCAGACAAAGCAAAAAGATCTCTGAAAATGAGATATGCTTCAATAGATAATGATATAGCTATATGCGTTACTGCAAGAGGCTTTGTATCTTGGAATTGCACTTATGTAACAAGAAAAGATGGAAATATTACAATATTGACGAATAAAGAGGTTTTCCGCCTTATGGGAATTTCTGATTATGATATAGAAAGAATACAAGCATCAGGGATAAGCTACTCACAGCAATACTATATGGCAGGTAACAGTATTGTGGTAGATGTCTTGTTTTACATTTTTAAAAACCTTTTCATCGAAAGAAAACGGAAAAAGTATATTCAGTTAAAACTATTCTGACAATGGAAGAACAGTCCACATGCAACAGAATACACAAATACGATGTAGTGATAGGGATAGACCCCGACGTTGAGCGCAACCTCACAAATTAAAACTACTAAGTGAAAGTCTTAGGAAAACTCCTATCATGCGGGTTCGAGTCCCGCCTGCCGAACAAAAAGAGAAAATATATGAACGAAAATATAAAGCTAATACATGGTGATTGTCTTTTAAAAATTAAGGACATTAGTACTAGTAGTATTGATTTAGTTGTTACAGATCCTCCTTATTGTATAGGTACTACAAGCAATGGGAAGAGAGGTTCTTGGAGTGATAATAATTTAATAAGACCCTTTTTTGAGCAATTTTTTGAAGAGCTGAGAAGAATAACTAAGGATACCAGTGAAGTGTATATAAATACAGATTGGCGGACATATCCATTTTTATATCCCATTATGCAAAATTATTTTGAAATAAAAAATTTAATAATATGGGATTATGAATGGATAAAAGCAGGTTCTTTTTATAGGTTCTCGCATGAGCTAATAATATATGGAGTTAGAGAAAATGCTAAAAGAAGATTTAGCGCCTCGGAAAGAGATGTATGGAGAATAAAACCAATAAATTATACCAATAAAAACAAATTACATAATTCTCAAAAACCAATAGAATTAATAATCAAAATTATTAAAAATAGTTCTTGTGAAGGAGATACAATTTTTGATGCATTTTCAGGTAGCGGTACAACTGCTGTCGCTTGTTTAATGACGAATAGAAAGTTTATAGGATTCGAAATAGATGATAAATATTTTAAAATAGCCACGGACAGGATAAATAAGGCAATTTTGGATAATAAAATGAAATTGTTTTGAAAATGGAAGAACAGTCCACATGCAACAGAATACACAAATACGATGTAGTGATAGGGATAGACCCCGACGTTGAGCGCAGCGGCTACTCCGTATTGGAAACAAGGAAAATGAAAATGGAGATGAGTGTTTGCCCATTCCCCTTGTTGGTAGAGGGCATAAAAAAACTTCATGAGCACTGCAAGAAAAACGATGAACGAGTGGCGGTATATGTCGAGGCAGGTTGGAAGAACAAATCCAACTGGCACTTGTCACCGAAAGACACACGGGCGAGCGCAGCCAAGAAAGGCGAGCATGTAGGTCGCAACCAAGAGACCGGTCGCAAGATAGTCGAAATGCTGAGGCATTACGGAATACAAGTCATGGAGCAATCTCCTTTGCGCAAATGCTGGCAAGGTAAATACGGCAAGATCACCCATGAGGAATTGAAGCGGTTGTGCCAGATGAGCGGGATAGAGTTTAACAGACCCCGCAGCAACCAAGAAGAAAGGGACGCAGCCCTTCTCGCTATCACCTGCTCCGGATTGCCCATTAAATACAAGGTTGTCGAATCTGAAATAAACAAATGATATGACAGCAGAAGAATTTATAAACTCTACCGTTTTCCGGCAACAAAGGCGTAAAAAATATTCCGTTTTCCGGCAACATTTTATATTAAAATATTCCACACAACTAAAATTAAAGCTATGAAGTACAAAGTTGGCGACAAAGTTCAAATTAAAAGCGAAGAATGGATTTATAACAATGTTGGAATACCACATGTTTTAGCATATTTGTTGGAATATGCTGGCAAATATGCTAAAATAACTCGTGTATCTAAATCAGATAATCCAAAATATAGAATAGATATAGACTATGGAGAATTTGAGTGGTTTGATCTTCTTTTTGAAGAAAATACTATTGCAGAAACACCTACATTGCAAGACATTTCCAAAACAATACGAGAACAAAATCTTGGCGTATCGGTGAAAGAAGAGGAAGGAAAGCTCATCATCGAGCCGCTTAAAGTGGAACATGACCTACCTGTTGATACCCCGGTGATGGTAAAAATGCCAAACGACGAATGGAAACTTGCTTATTATGCAGGAGAACTTAAAACACAATCAGGGGAAATTCTTAAATCAACATGGGTAAGAGGATATAAAAGCGGACAAGGATTTGGTTCCATAAGCCAAACGCACATCATTCCTTTCGACAAGTTCGACCCGAACAACATCGAGGAAAGTCTTAAACATAACATTGTGAAGCCATGATTATAGCCAAGCAAGTTATATCCTCCATTATCGAGGAAAAGAAAAAGAATAACAAGGAGCCCTCCACAGCGAGCTTTACCGAGATACAGTCGGTGGTTATCCAGTCGCTTAAATCCGAGATAAACGAGCTATGCAAAACCGGTGAGATTGACAAGCACAAGACCCTGAACGGGTGGGCATTTTCAATCACTGAAACCACAAATTAAAAAATGTTTAATCATTTGATTTACAGATGTTTATATTTTTCAAAAAGTAAATAATATATTAAATTTACCATGTAATAAATAAGAACAATTATGAGCACAATCTTACAGTTTCCCAACCGTTTCACGTCAGTGGAAATTGTCATATTATGAGTAAAATTCATGAGTTTATAAAAAGAAAATAGGAACTAAATATACATGGGACGAAATAGAAAAATGGGATTGGACTATTTTCCTTTTGACATAGACACATTTCAAGATATAAGAATACGAAAGTTAATCAAGTATCAAGGCGGTAAAGCTATGACGGTATATGCTCTCCTGCTATGTCTTATCTACAAGGGTGGGTACTACATGATGTGGGACGAAGAGTTGCCCTTCATTATTTCGGAACAGACCGGGTTTGAAGAGGCATATATATCAGAAGTGATTAAGAGCTGTCTGAAACTGGGGTTATTTTCCAAAGAATTATTTGAAATGGAACATGTGTTGTCATCGAAAGGAATACAGGAACGATACAGGGACATTTGCAAACAGATCAATCGGAAATGCGATTTCGTCGAATATTCCATTATTTCTTCCGAGGAAAAACATATTTCCTCCGAGGAAATACCCATAAACTCTGAGAAAATACCACAAAAGAAAATAAAAGAAAAAGGAAAAAAAGAAATACTCTCTAACGAGAGTATAAAGAAAAAAGCGGCGTCCGCCGCCACGCACGAAAGGAAAGAAGCCTTTTATCATTCCCTTATCCCTTATGCCGACAAGTACGGGAAAGAAATGCTTCGGGCATTCTTCGACTATTGGTCGGAGCTGAACGCCTCCCAAACGAAAATGAGATTCGAGAAACAGCCCACATGGGAGCTCTCAAAGCGGCTCGCCACATGGGCAAACAACGAGAAAAAGTATGAAAAAAATAGAAGAGCTGCTACCGGAAAGACCAAACAGGAGCGATATGCAGAGTTTGCAGAAGCCATCGCCACCAAGCTGGCAACGGGAGATACAGGCAACCTACAAGACGGGGGAGAATCTGCTCTGCCTTTTTAGCCCCGACAAGCAGACGGAATACTGCAAAAACGAGGAGCGTTGTTTCACCGGATATGCACCGAGTATTGCAAGAGTTGCCCGGACATTTGGAGATAGCGTAGCTGAATCATGGCTGTCCATACAGCTCTTTGAACTCGCAGAATTTTCAAAAGTTCGAAATGGCATGGGACCAGCAGATTTTATCGAACTGGCACGGACAATTATCTTAGGTTATGGCCGTTTTAAGCTCACCGAGTTCATGGTATTCTTCCAGCGATTCAAACAAGACAAATACGATCAATTTTTCGGCACTTTTACTCCGGGTACAGTGACAAGGTCATTGAAAAAATTTAATTCTGACAGGGAGAATCTATTGCGGTTCTATGAAGACAAAAAAAGGCAGGAGGAAAGGAAACGGGAATGGGAGCTGCGTGAAAAGGAGAAAGCGACACCCGGTCAGATTCAAGAAATTATCGACAAATACAGCAAAAAGGAAAGTTTAGTATGAAAGACATAGAGCTTTACAACGACTCATTCCAGAATTATAAAGTCTATGGGCTGCCAAAAGCCCAGCAACCACGCATGGTATATCGACGGAGACAACAAAAACGGCGAGAGCGCATTGGCAGGCAAACAATTCTTCTCGTCCGACAGCGAGTTCCGTCCGGCCGAGTTCATGCACTTCTGTTCCAAAATGCTCGTGAAAGAACCGAAAGAAGCCGGCAAATCCCCCTGCATGATACTGTTCTGCGAGTACGAACAACAGTTCAAATTCATAGAGTTAGGACGCAAATACGGGTTAAATCACTACATACCGCTGGTTTTCCGCAAGGACTTCTCGGCGCAAGTGTTGAAAGCAAACATGAAGGTCGTCGGCAACTGCGAATACGGTCTTATCCTTTATCGGGACAAGTTGCCCAAATTCAACAACAACGGGAGAATGATTTTCAACTGCTTCGACTGGGTGAGGGACAACACCACGCCCAAATGCCACCCTTGCCAGAAACCTGTCCCGCTTCTCAAACGGTTGATAGAGATATTCACGGACAAGGGCGATGTTGTCATTGACCCGTGCGCAGGAAGCGGCACGACCCTGTATGCGGCAGCCTCATTGGGAAGAAAGGCATATGGTTTCGAGGTCAACAAGCAATTTTATAACGACGCAAATGAAAAGGTCTTGAAAAGAATACAAGTCAGTTTATTTCAATAAATTATAAAAATCATACAGATATGGGAGAAATAGAACTTATGAAAGGAGGAGAGCAATGAGAAAAACGATATTAGATGCCTGTTGTGGGGGAAAGATGTTCTACTTCGACAAACATGACGAAAGAGTTCTTTTTCAAGATATTCGAAAGGTATCTACTCATTTATGCGATGGTAGATCATTTGAAGTAAATCCCGACATACAAGCCGACTTTACAAATATGCCCTATGAGGATAATTCTTTTTCGATGGTAGTTTTCGATCCGCCTCACTTATTAAGGAATGCTGGAAAGTCAAAGATGGCAGATATGTACGGAAGTTTGAACGAAAAAGCATCGCCAACAGGCTACCAACAAATTAAATACGGAGCTCTGTATTCAGATTGGCGTGATATGCTGGCAAAGGGATTTAAAGAATGTTTTCGAGTCCTGAAACCCGGAGGATTTTTGATTTTCAAATGGAACGAGACCGACATCAAAGTGTCGGAAGTTCTCAAACTCACACCTGAAAAACCAATATTCGGGCATATATCCGGCAAACGATCTAATACACACTGGATTTGTTTCATGAAAGATTTTATAAAATCGATTGGCAATGAATAAGCATTCAGCGAAAAGGATAAGTAAGGGACATTATATTTATCGTGGATACAAAGTTTATTGTATCGGCTATTATCCACCTGAAAATCGTATAGTATGGGAGAAATAGAACTTATGAAAGGAGGAGAGCAATGATTGAACGATTAAAATGCTGTATCAACATTCTGTTTGCAAAGCAATATATCGTTTTTACGGCAGACAAATACAAGATAGGTAAGTTCGGATCAGGATATATCCGTACAACTAATAAGGCATTCTTACAAGCGGCTATTGAGGTTATAGAGGAAATAGACAGTCATCTAGTTGAAGTTAATGAGAAAAATTGATAAACAATGAAAATAGAAGATATTGAAAATGCCGCATTAGACTGTGCCCTATTCGAGGATTATTACTATAACCCCGACTTGCAGCCTGCATATATAGATGGTTTCACGCGTGGAGCAAACTGGCGTATTGATTCAGTGTGGCATGAGGCAAGTGAAGAGCCCGAAAGAAATAGAATATATCTTGCTCAACTTGGAAATAGCACCCTTGATACCTTTTATTATTCAGGAAATTGGGAGAGATTTTCACGTGGAGTTAATATGCAACGCTGGGCATACGTAGAAGACTTGTTGCCCAATAAAAAGGAAGTCGTATAACAGAAATAATAATGTAAAAAACAAGGAAGAATTTATGATACGGAAAGTAGAAATGTACCAAGCCGTGTGCGATAATTGTGGTAAGGATTGTAGCAATGAAGATTATTATGCATGGCCAGAAGAAAGACTGGCCATAGAAGATGCTCTTTATATGGGCTGGCAAATTATCGATGATAAGCTATACTGCCCGAACTGCTTTGAATACGATTACAAAATAGGCGGATACAAACCAAAAAAGAAAAGCGTATGACAGTACAAGAATTGATTGACGAACTTATGAAAGTTCCAAATAAGTCAGCCGAAGTGTTTTATCTTTCAGATAGTGGCGATTTCTTTAATAATTTAAAAGTCTATTCTATGGGTAAGATATATGGAGACGACGAGGTTACAGAAGTTTATCTAATTAATGGCGATTGAAATATGAAAAAAATAATGTTCAATGATAAATACGGACTTACACAAGCCGTACTTGAAGGAAGAAAAACTCAGACAAGGCGGATAATGAATCCACAACCGGAGGACTGTTCTACGGTACATCGTTGGTATAAATCAGCATATTGGAAGGACAAACCCATGAGTTTGGTTGTCAACGAAGATGGTAGTGTTTATTGTGAGTTCTGTGGTTATGGAGCAAAGCTGGAAGGAGGTAGCATATTCCGACTCCCGTATAAAGTAGGTGAAATCGTAGCCGTCGCTCAAAGCTACAATTCCTTTTACAATGATGAGTGCAATCCTAATTTATTCCCAAACGGTGCAGGCTGGACAAATAAAATGTATGTGAAGCCGGAGCTAATGCCACACAGAGTTAGGATAACAGCCGTAAGAGTGGAGAGGTTGCGGGATATATCTGATGTTGATTGTATGGCAGAGGGGATTAATTACTATGAGCAAGAGGGTTTTTCTTGGTGTTCAACGGGAAAATTATTTGATACACCTCGTGAAGCCTATGCTGCACTAATTGATAAAGTAAGCGGTAAAGGCACATGGGAGAGAAACCCCTATGTATTTGTGTATGATTTCGAACTGGTAAAGTGAAATTATGAAAGTAGATAAAATAGAGGCATTTGATTATATGCTCCACCTTTTTGAAGAGTGGCGGGATAATCATGAAACGATTAAGGGCAAACCGTTTCCTAAACTTACAGCCATGAAACTGCTGTTTTTGGCTGCTGCTCCTAAGGAAGAAGGAGGCGATGACCTTTTGGATATATTCGATAATTTCTATGCTATGCCATATGGACCGGTGGAGAGTGATGTATATAATGCGATTCAGGAAGACAAACTTCCTTCGTTTTCGGTTAAATATCGTAGTATTGAACCAAGAGAAGGTGCGGAACCATATAACGCAAAAAGATATAATGGCAAGCTTTATCACAGAGTAAGAAATGCGGTAAATGATCTGAAAGAGAAAAACGAAAAATTGGTATTACTAAATGCTTTTGAACTAGTAGAGATTACTCATAGATGGTCTAGTTGGAGTCGGGCGATGGATTTTGCTGAATTTATGAAGCAATTGAGTGCCAAGATGTCTATTGATTCTATTAGGGATTCAAGTAAGATATTCGATTTAAAATGAAATATGATTATGGAAAGAAAAGTAGGAGAAATATTTGAGTACAACGGAGAATGGTATCAGTGTATTCATACAAAATCTCTTGGATGTGAGAATTGTGATTTAGCTACCAAGAGTAATATTCATTGTAGTGATGTATTTGAGATAAGAGGAGAATGTTTATCATGTTATAGAAAAGATGGTAAATCTGTAATCTTCAAGAAACTTGAAAAGGTCGGAGAGCCTATTAGGATAGAGAATAAATCATACCAGAAAATAAAGGTTTCTGATGCTCTTTGTAATAATTGTGCTTTTTATGATAATTTTTCAAGAGACTGCAAATTGAATGGCCACATAAATCATTATCCAACATATTCATGCTTAATAAATGAAATGTTTGTAGAAATTAAACAAAACAAAGAAAATATGGAAGAAAGAGAATATTCAGAAGAGGATATGAAGAATAATCCTCGTTTTAAACACCATAAAAATATTGAACAAGTTATCAATATGCAAAAGATGAAACCCTTTGACCTTGAAGCAGCCAAAGCTGGTAAGCCAGTATGTACAAGAGATGGAAGAAAGGCAAGAATTATTTGCTTTGATACTATTAACAAAGGTAATTATCCAATTATAGCATTATTGGAAGATAAAGGATCTGAAGCTATATTTTATTACAACAAAGATGGAAAATGTAATGTTGGGACTGAACTAGATCTCATGATGCTCCCCGAAAAGAAAGAGGGATGGATAATTATTCATAAAGAAGCCATATATGATAAAGAAACTGCCGAGAAAATTGCAAGAGAAACCACAGCTAATGTTATTAGAATACAAAAGATAGAATGGGAGGAATAGTTATGGCATGGGTGGCAGTACATAAGAATGGGGATGAAGTTATTTTTGACTTTGAACCATACAGATGGAATGATTCCTTTTGAGTGGAAGATATTGCTGATGACATATACCTTCCAAAAGGAACTATCAAGAAACTCATAGGCAGAGATTTGACTTGGAGCGATGAACCCGTTGAATTAAAGGAGGAATAAACTATGTGGATAGCAAGGATTGGGTATATGGCTCGATTACCTCGTCGATATGTTCGATGTGAAATACATCGTTAACGGGACATATGACAAACACTTGGAAGATAAAGCAAAGGAAGACGAACACCTGTTTAATGCCACTATATTGTGGCTTGAAATAGTAAGCAAGGGAATCGAGTCGAGCGGCTGGATAGATGTGTTCGGGAATATATACGAGGAGATGTATCAATCAAAAGGAAAATCTTCGATGCTGGGACAGTTCTTTACACCGGAAGGATTATGTACCATAATGGCGAAAATCAATGGGGGAATAAGCGGAAAGACAGGAGACCCTGCGTGCGGCTCGGGGCGGACATTGCTCGCTGCATATACAGAGAATAAAAGCGGCTACTACGTCGGCGAGGACATAGACGGAATTAGCTGCAAAATGTGTGCCCTCAATTTAATGGTTCACGGGGCAAGAGGGCGGGTTATTTGCCACGACACGATTGCAAGCCCGGTGTACTTTAATTGGGGCTACGAGATTAACGAGGTACGTTACCCTATTCCCACTCCGTTTTACTCTCTCCGACTTATATCAAACGTTAGGACTGATGAAGAGATAGTTAAGATTGAAAATAACGTTGAACAGTTAAAATTATTTTGATATGGACATTGAAATATTGAAAGGGGAGTACAGCCGGAAGATGGAGAAGGCTCTGAGAAGGGGCGACTTCGCTCTGAAATAAAGCAAGAATTTACTTGCTAATCAGATTGATTTTTAGTATATTTATATAAGTTTTAGGTTATTGTTTTAGGATATGAGCAAAGGTAAATTTAACGATGTCAAAGATGACATCATTTCCTGTATACGGGAGGGCGATTCTAATATCTTAGCCTGTAAAAAGGTGGGTATAAGTAAGAGTACATTTTACGAATGGTTAGAGTCTTATCCGGACTTTTCGGACTCTTTAAAAAAGGCGAGAAAAGAGTTTCGTGAAACTATCGTTCAAACGTTGGAGCAATCACTTTGGAAGCGTGCTGCCGGTTATGAGATTGAAGAGTCTAAAAATGAATATAGAACTTTAAAGGACGGGAGTAAAGTGCTTGTAAAGTCAAGCAAAATAACGAAGCACTTCCCTCCGGATACTGGTGCACTTATATTTGCTTTGACGAACTTAGACCCTGAAAATTGGAAAAACAGACAGGATAATAGGCTTTCTGTCGATGATGGCATAAGCGGATTTAAAATATCTGTTGTACATAAAGAAGGTACACCACCGATAGCCAACAGTGAAGATGACATCGCCGACTGACATATTCGCAACCTTGCCTTTATTTGACAGCATGATGAATAGTAACGAGCGTATAATAATTAATCAGGGTGGAACGTCTTCTGGCAAAACCTATACGATATTGCAGTTGCTAGTATATTATGCTCTCTCTTTTGTCAATAAAGTTATAACTGTTGTCGGACAAGATATACCTAACTTGAAGAAGGGAGCATATCGAGATGTCAAGACGATAATAGGTAATAGCGATTTTTGCTCTGATAAGTTCTCGTTCAACGAGAGCGACAGAATTGTAAAGTGCGTTACCGGTTCCATAATAGAATTTGCTTCGTTTCAGAATGAGCAGGATGCCAAGAGTGGAAAGCGAGATTATTTGTTTGTCAATGAAGCTAATGGTATACCTTATCCTGTATATTGGCAGCTTGCCATTCGTACAAGAACGCAGATATTTATCGATTATAACCCGACAGCTCGTTTCTGGGTACATGATAAGATAATAGGGAAGCCAGAAGCAAAGCTGTTCATTACTGATCATCGCCACAATACTTTTCTCTCCGAAGAGGAGCATGATAAGATAGAAGGTATTGAAGATAAGGAGCTTCACCGTGTATATGCGAGGGGAAAGACTGGAAGACTCCGAGGTATGGTTTATGACAATTACGATATTGTCGATTCTATGCCTGATAATTACAAGGGTAGATGGCTGGGACTTGATTTTGGATATAACGATCCAACGGCATTGGTTGATGTTCGTTTATCTGGTGGCGATTTATGGATTGATGAAATTCTATTCGAAGGAAAGGTAACCAACCCCGATATTTCGAGAGTCGTCCGGCAAAATGGAATGGCTGCCATTACCATTATCGCCGATAGTGCAGAGCCTAAGAGCATAGAGGAATTGAAGAGGTTCGGGCTTAGGATAGAGGGAGCGAAGAAAGGGAATGATAGTATAAGACTAGGTATTTCTGTATTGAAAAGATATAAGTGGCATGTGACAAGGCGAAGTACGAATATAAGGAAAGAGCTGGCAAATTATAAGTGGAAAGAAGGAGATGATGGAGAACCTACAAACGATCCTATCGAATTATTCAATCACTCGTTAGATGCTATCCGCTATGTAGCCCTTAACAGACTGTTTACACCGCCACAACATAAGAAGATATTTAAACTCGGAAATATATGAAAAGAGAAAAAAGAAAAACATGTACGACGGCTCATTTTTTAGCCATCATGGAATGTTTAACCGAAGAATCGGTAGAAAGTATAAAAGGAGCTAAAAGAGTTTCTACATTCAAAGGAAAACCGTTAAAAACAGACATAAACGGTATTATGTATGGTGAATTGTTGCAGTTAATGGAAATAAAGACGACCTCGGAAGAATTTATAAAGCCCATGCAGATTGTTGAGGGACTTACCGAGGAGGAAGTTTTGAAAGCCGATATATCTGTCACGGCTGGATATAGAAATTGGATTATAGATGAGGTTAAGAGGGTTTCCAAAATGTTTGAGGTGCTCGGTGAAACAATGAGTTATTCATCGGAGGAGATAGCCGCAGGAGTAACATCGTTGAATTTTGGCACATTCGGTATTGTCGATTCTTATGCCAAACGTATGGGAATAATAGATCATGATTATGTTCTTCAATGTGTGCCGTGGGTAGTTATCTATCAATGTCTGAAAATGGATAACGAAGTAGTCGCTTATCAAAGGAGATTGCAAAAGTTAATATACAAGAAAAAATGATTGAGGATAAGATAAGGGAGATTGTAGAGGCTATGGGCTTCTCTTTCTCAATAGGAGATATATATCATTTGAACCAGTGGCTTCAACAGCCGGAACAACTTCCTGCTGTATTGTATGTAATGCCTATCAATGGAGGAGGAGAAATAACTGTTTCGGGAATGTTGAAGAAGAATATAGAGCCTTTGTTATTCTTTCTCGACCATGAGGGAATAGATCCGGAAGGAGAAGATACGAATACTATTATAGAGCGAATGCGTTCTGCCGTCGAGGAATTTGTCGTTCGGGTAAACGACACCCGATATTTTGAACCAATAACCGCATGGAGTTGCCATGATGTAATCAGGGATATGGCGATACAATGTTCAGGAGTATCAGTTTCTTTGAATCTTAAAGAATCGATAGGAAAATGCGTATAAGGGAAATTCTACAAGAAGAATTGGAGTGGCTCAAAGGCAAGATTGTAGAACAGTTGAGAGCTACCGGAACAACGGTAACGGGACAGACGGCCGATAGTATCGAGGTCTATATAGAAGGCAATGAAAAGGAAATCGAAGCCTATTTACTAGGGCGACCTGCATTTTCCACGGTTGAGAAAGGTAGGGCTGCGGGGGGTGTTCCATCTAATATGGTAGATATTATCAGGCAATGGATTATTGACAAAGGAATATCGGTAAGGCAAGTTCCATACATTCGCCAACCGTCTGAGAACTGGCAACCGAAATATACGGTCGAGGAAAGAAGCCTGAATATGGCAGCGGGAGCTATAAGCCATACGATAGCCACAAAGGGTACGAAGCTATATAGGGAAGGAGGACGAGCAGACATTTACACTCCCTTTATAGATGAGTTTCTTAGACGGGTAGAAGATAAGATTTATTTAGAGTATAAACTTGAAATATTAGAAAGATTATGAATTTTACAGGAGATTATTCGATATTAAAACTTAATGTTTTTGCTTATGTTTTCTCTCAAAACATGGTTATTATTGAAGCTCAAAATTGCGAAATTAATAAAGTCGACATATATATATATGATAATAATAATACGGAATATAGAGATGGTTGGGTTTTCAACTCTGTTGATAAGGTTGAGCGAGACATAAGTTATCAGCTAAGACAATTTTTCAGTATAGATTCATTGTTGACTGGAACTGGATATTCAGAGACTTCAATAGAAGTTTCTATTGGAGTCTCTATATATACAACTTTGGGTATAGATACATTTGAATCAAGATGTGTCCTTATATTTGGTGCTGTAAAGCCTTTCAAATATTATTTTAACAATTCAATTGTTAAGGTAAAACAATTTTCCAATCTTCCTTTTTCGGTAGATTTTTTGTTAAAGCCGAAAGGACGGGTTGACCAATCTTTATTACCGGAAAATTTGTATATAAACAGTGGATCAGTTACAGCTATGATTAACGTTGACCTTCAAAAGCCAGCGATAAAAGATGGAAAGTCTTATCTTGTTTATACGTCCGACACGATTTCGGTAAATACAAATGATGATTACCCATTGATTGGCACAGAAGCAGGGAATATGACTTACTTTATTAGGTATAGTGATTGTACTGACGGTATATATCTAATGTGGCTCAATTCATTGGGAGGTAGGAGCTATTTCCTTTTTAAAAACAAAGGAGAGACTCTTAACATTGAGAAAGAGGAATATAACAAGAAGAATTATATGAATAATGCCATATTCGATACTGTAAAACAATGCAACAAGATTGCTAAGAGAGTACTTACTCTCGCTCTGCCGATGATTGACAAAACAGAATATGGTTATGTCGAGGAAGTATTATACTCGCCTATGGTATATATGTTGTCGGAAACGAAAGATTCGTTTATCAGAGTAAATGTGAAGACCGGAGATTTTGATAGGACGAGTGCTGAACTTCAAGATTTTGTTTTCAAGATTGAATTACCCGAAGAGTTAACAATAAAGATATGAAAGAGGAACTATATATCAAGGGTGAAAGTGTCGATTTGGGCGACAGTGAGATAACACTCAATTTCAAGAGCAATTTGTTGGGGGACATTTCCAAGATAACAGCCTCGAACAGTTATACGATAACATTACCGAGGACGAATAAGAATATAAGGCTGTTGGATTTTCCCGATGTTGCCGGTCATGAGAGCTACATGATGAGGGACTATTTCAATGCGGAGTATTACAGGAATGGGGTAAAGCTGTTCGACGCAAAAGCCGTTCTTATATCGTGTAGCGAAGACGGCTTTAATGTGGCCTTGACTTGGGGAATGAGTGAGAAATTTATTCAGCTCATGAACGATGATAAAAGCATACAGGAGTTTGCCGATATGGCTTTGCCGTGGAACAGCTCTACGACCTACGACAACGGACTGGTTGACGGTCAACTGTCACACGGTTATATCCGTCATAATACGGGTATAGATGTAGATTCCAACCGGGACAAGATATTTATACACCCGTCGGTCAATTGCATGAGGCTGTTGGAAGAAATAGCCTCATATTACGGTCTTACAATGGATTGGGGCAGCTATAAGCAATATATAGAACTGTTGTACTTGCCCCTCATCTCACAGAAAGCAAATCCCAAATACAACTGGTTTGAAGCGGAAATAACGGGAATTGACGAAGATACACGAGGGGTTCAGTTGAGGCAAGTAAATGCGATTCAGAATATACGGATTATCACGGGTCACGATTGGAATAATATAATTATTCACAATACGAGTAACTGGAAAGACTGGGAGTTGGATTTGTGTATATCGACGACCGCCCCGGCCGGTAAAACTGCGGTTGAAGTCATGGTTTATAATTCATCTCATGTTTTGGGTATATATTATCTTAAAGCCGATGAACTGGGCGTTTGCAGATATAAAGGCAGTATGCCTTTCAGATTGGAAGGATATAGCGATATTGAGATGCAAATAACTTCGACTTATAGATTAGGGACAATCAAAAGCTATGTGAAGATAACCGACCCGGATATAACCGAAGATGTTGCTTATGGAGGTGTTTATCCGATCGGTTCAAACCTGCCGGATATATCGGTAGTCGATTTTATAAAGCAAATATGTTGGCTGTTCGGCTTGTTCGCCATAAAAAGCGATACCGGTGTCTCTTTCATATCCGTAAACAAGATAATAGATAATAGAGACAAGGCGGTCGATTGGAGCAAGAAATTAGTCCCGACAGGGTGGACGGCCAAAGAGACCTCGTACACGTTTGGGGACTTTGCACAGAAGAACTATTTCCGTTATGAGGAGAACGAGAACGCCAAGAGTGCAGACGGCTATATGGTTGTACAAAATAAGACTCTCGACTATGAAAAAGACTTATTGAAACTCCCTTATACTGCCGGGGGTGACAATGGGGACATGAGGGCTGTTCCATATTTCAAATGGAGTGACGACGGTACGATCGTGGAGCTTGAAGATTGCGGAGACAGGATTATGCAGCTTGTAATCTCTTTTGACAGTCAAGGCAAGGAGGATGCCCGTTTGGACTTTTCAGACCTTAAATTTCAAAACCGGGTATCACGTTTCGGCTTGTCTTCTTATCAAGACCTCATCAAGTCGCCGTTTGTGATTAAGGACACATTCAGGCTTACTGAGATAGATTTGAAAAACCTCGATTACACGATACCTGTATATATAGAGCGATATGCGGCATTCTTCGCTATTATCTCTATAAAGTCGCAAGGTGATTATTCAGAGTGTGAATTACTTAAATTATTATGAATACTATAAATGTTTTAGGTTATGGCAGAGAAAGAGATTATTATAGGAGTTAAAGTTGAAATTGATTCGGAAGCAGCGACTAAGAATCTTTTAATGTTGAATAAGGCAATAGATGAGCAAAAACAGAAGCAAAAAGAATTAAAAAAGCAGTTCGAAGATGGGAAAATATCGTATGAAGAATATAATGAACAGTTGGAAGATTCAAGGACTATTGTAACTCGATATTCTGAGAAACAGCGAGAATTGAGAAAAGAGATTCAGAACAATATAAAAGTTGAAAAGCAAAATGATGGTTCATTGAGACAACTTCGTGCTGCATTGTCTAATTTAATTGCTGAATATGACAATCTAAGTAAGGCGGAACGGGATTCTGCGAAAGGGAAAGAATTACAAGACAAGATTAATGCTGTTACAAAAGAGCTTAAAGTAGCAGAAGAATCAACAGGTCGTTTTTCCAGAAATGTTGGCAATTATTTGAACTCATTTTCGCAAGCATTAGAGACAAATGTTCCGGCTATTTCACAAGTTAAACAAGCGATAGCTCCTCTTATTAGTCAGTTTAAAGAAGTAGGCAGTGAATTAAGGGTTGTCAGCTCTGATTTCAGAGAAGCTATTACAGGATTATCAGGAATGACAACTTCTCAGAAGGCAGCTACGGTAGCGACAGCGGGGCTTTCAGCTGGAATGAAAATTCTAAAAATCGCCATTGTATCGACAGGAGTTGGAGCTTTTGTCGTTTTGCTCGGTTCTCTTGTTGCTTATTTAACAAGTACGCAAGAAGGGACTGAAAAGTTGAGCAAAGCATTCGCATGGCTTAAAGCAGCATTAGACGTAATTATAGATAGGTTCGCTAAATTCGGGGGTGCAATCATGAAGTTCTTTTCAGGTGATTTTTCCGGGGCGGCAGAAGACGCAAAAGCTGCATTCGCAGGAGTTGGTAAAGAATTAGAAACAGAGACTGAACTAGCTGTTAAGTTAAGGGAGGCTTTAAATAAGATAGAGAAAGAAGAAAAAAAACTTATTGCGGTTCAACAGGCAAGAAAAACAAAAATTGCTGAGCTTAAACAAATAGCCGATGATACTACTAAATCTGATAACGACAGGTTAAAGGCTGCTCGTGAAATTCTTGCTTTAGAAAAACAAACGGCAGAAGAAGTTAACAGGTTAGGAGAAGCAAGAATTGCTAATATGTTGGGATATACAGAGGTTACTGACGAAGTAAAAGCGCAAATAGAAGCTCTAAAAAACGGGACTGCGAATGCCGACCAAGTAATAGCTAATTTGGGCTTGTCAAATTCAACAATTAAAGATTATGAAGCACTTAATAATGAAATCGCTAAATATCAACAACGTGTATCTGAATTCTCTGAAATGCAAGTTGAAGCTAATAATAAGATTAACACGATAATTAAAGAAAGACAGAATAAAGAGAAAGCGAATGCAGACGCTGCCATAGCTGCTCAAAAGATCATCGATGAGGAAACAAAGAAAATGTTAGATGAACAAGCTAGGCAACAGATGGAGCATGACGCACTTATGATTAAAACAAAACTAGAACTTGCTGTTAAAGGCTCTGAGGAGGAATTAAACCTTAAAATAGAGCAGTTAAATAAAGAGAGGGATAAAGAGCTTGAAACAGCATTATTAACAGAAGAAGAAAAGCAAAAGATACGGGATAATTACAAAGCAAAAGCAGAACAATTAGAAATAGAGTATAGGAATAGGCAGAAAGAGGAAGCTATGGAAGCATTGGAACTCGAACTGTCCAACAGGTTGGCAGCCGCCAAGATAGCCGGAGAAGATGAGTTGCAAGTCGAGCTTGAAAATGCCAAGAAACGGCTTGATTCCTTACAGCAGTTAGAGGGAGAAAGCGATGCCGAGTTCAAAGCCCGACAACTCGAAGCCCAGCAGGAATATTTGGATGCCAAAGAGGAACTTGCCCAGAGGGAAATAGAAATAGAACAAGCGAAGTTCGAAGCGGCATCTCAAATTACAGGAGCTCTATCGGGGTTATTCGAGCAGCTTGGAGAGGACAATAAGGCTTTTGCAATATTGTCAAAGACACTGGCGTTGGCTGAAATTGCGATAAATACAGGGAAAGCAATTTCAGAAGGGGTTGCCTCCGCCGCTGGTTTAATATTCCCCGCAAATATACCGGCTATTGCTTCTACAATTGCTACTGTTATCGCAAATATGACAACGGCTATAAGTCTTGTCAAATCGGCCAAGTTTGCCGATGGTGGTCTTGTAGAAGGCTCCGGAACGGGAACGAGCGACAGCATACCCGCTATGTTGTCTAACGGTGAGAGCGTGATGACAGCAAAAGCTACCTCCATGTTCGCTCCGCTACTGTCTGCTATTAATGTAGCCGGAGGAGGTGTGCCCATACAAGTTCGGGAAAAAAGCAGTCAAGCTCTCGGCGAGGAGATGATTGCACGAGCCATTGCACGAGGCATGCAAGATGTCCACCCGATTGTTTCCGTTACGGAGATTAACAAGGTGGGTTCACAAGTTAAAGTGGTAGAGAATTTAGGTTCCATTTAATTGTTTAATTCATGAAAGTACACGAATGTATAGAAATAAGCCGTCCCATATTGGAGGCGATGAGGCGCGCCGGAGTCAATCTGGACGATGTTAAGTACCTTGAAATGTACAAGCGTTTCCTAACGATGAAGGGAGAAGGGTTAAAAGTGTCTTATATCGCCGAGAAATTGAGCGATGAGTACCAGATAAGGCCGAGAAAATTCTATTACATCTTGAAAAAGTTCGATTCCGTTGTTTAATTATATGTGTTGTGTTTCGAGTGGCGTGTGTCCGTGAGGATATGCGCCATTTTTTTGCTGCAAAATCCGTGCAGTTGAATCCCTTCTTATCATTCTGTTTGATAGGTTATTCCTTCGTAAATTTGGAATAAACCAATGATTGGATAATGGTATTAAAAATATATTCTCAAATAGCGAACGAGTCGGAAAAAGCATTATTGCAGTTTTTCGGGGACAATGCAGTTTCTTTCATCGATGTAGACGATTTTGTAAGCCAGATACCGGAAGATGACGATTCGATAGAGGTGCGCATTCATTGTCCGGGCGGCGATGTAGCCGAGGGCTGGGCTATCGTTGACAAATTGAGGGCGACCGGCAAAAAAATAATAACGGTGGTTGACGGAGTGTGCGCCTCTATGGCGACGATAGTCCTGCTCGCAGGTTCGGTACGTAAAGGATATAAGAACCAGAGGCTTCTGATTCACAATACCCGCTTCTGTGATTTTTATATAGAGAATGCCACGGCGGAAGAACTGGAAGCAAAAGCTAATGATTTGAGGTCGGAGGATAATAAGATTCTTGACTTCTATGTAGAGCGCACGGGGGCTGATAGGGAAGTTCTCTCCACTCTGATGAAAGAGGAACGCTATATAAGCATGCAGGAAGCTAAGGATTTGGGATTCATAACGGAAATAATCGAGCCGATTTCGGCTATTTCCAATACAAACAAAAATAAAAAAAACATGAGTAAAAAGAATCTGAAAGATGCGCTGAATGTGTTGGCGCAAGCACTCGGTTTGTCAGGTGCAAAAGACATCGAGCTACAAACTGAGGACGGGCAAGTATTGACAGTAGAACGAGAAGAGGGAGACCCGGAGGTAGGTGATGCCGCCAGCCCTGACGGGGAATGGTTGATGCCCGATGGGAGAACGATTATCGTATCTGACGGCGTGATTACCGAGATTCGTGAAGCTGTACCTGATGGAGGCGAAGATGTGGAAGCACTTAAAGCTGAGATTGCTCGACTTACAGCGGAGCTGGAATCAGAAAGAGCGAAGGGAAAAAGCGACGAGGAGTCTGCTATTCTAGCCCAAGTTAAAGCGGCAGGGGGCAAACAATGGCTTGACAGAGTGACGACTAGCAATTATGTGCCCCCTAAACCAAATCCGGCTAGAAAGAAAGATCCGGTAGAAGAGGAAAACGTCCTTGAAAAGGAATTAAGGGAGAGGAAAGAGAAAGCGAAAGCCCATGAGGTTGAAAAGCGAAAAAGAAAATAGGTAATATTAAGAGATTGTTTAGGTTATTATGGGAACTTTTGAAGATTTGACCCCTGATAATGGGGCGATAAAAACGTTGCAGGAGTTAATTCCGATGACAACGTTCAAGGACGAAAGCCTTGAAGCACTATTTACATTGATGACTAGTGCGAGAAACGGGAAGAAATTAGGGTTTATAGGCGATATGGAAGATGTCGGAACGAAACTGACGAACCGATGTAATCCTACTTATGTATCTGCTTCCATTGAGGCGAACGAAAAGGAGTGGGAATTAGGAGAATGGGAAATACCCTTAAAGCTCTGTTATGACGATATTATGGGTACAGTAGCCGAATATACGCTGAAAACAGGCACGGATAAGGGCGACATGACCTCTATCGAATATATGAATGTTGTCTATCGACCGGCATTGGAAAAGGCCATGATAAATATGATGTGGCGGTTAATTTGGTTCGGCGACAAGGACGCAAAGAATATAACCGGAGGAAGCGGTCAGATAACAGACGGGGTTAATACCAACTTGTTTACAGTTGCCGATGGATTCTGGAAGCGATTGTTTGCAATAATTACAGATAATGAATCTCAGAAAACAGCAATTGCGGCAAATTCGCAAACAACGGCAGCCCTTCAAAAATCGAAATTATTAGAATCAGGTGTTGCAACGGGCATAGTAGACTCCATGTTGATGGAAGCAGACCCAAGAATTTCTACCCTTGACGGGGCAGCTATTTTTATGACAAAATCATTGGCAGACGCATTGACGCAAGATGTGAAGAAGACTTACAGCACGATAATGCCGTGGGAAGTTATCTTCGATGGTGTTCAAATGGCGCAATACAATGGTGTTCCTATTTATTCCGTATCGATTTGGGATAGAATGATTCAAAAATATCAAAATGATAAGACGAAGTTGAACATTCCTCACCGAGCTGTTTACACTTCGCCGAAGAATTTACTTGTGGGGGCTCCCGGAGAATTGATTTCAGATTTGGATATTTTCTTCAATCGTGAAAAACGACAAACTCAAATTTATTCGACAGGAGACCTCGGTACTTTAATCGCAGAAGATGAGTTAGTTCAAGTAGCATGCTAAATAATTTTTTAAGAAAGGAAAATGAAATGGCAACAGACTGTGTTAGTTTGATTTCGGCAGGAATAGTTCCAAACTGTGACGATCCTATTACAAAGGGGTATGAGCACAAAGGAATAATTATTAACTGGGACGACATCGATTTTACGGCCACCACCTTTTCTGGTGCGAATACGATTTCCGACCTTGTTCTAAAAGAAGGGAAAAAGGCCTATGAAATCGTTCAAAGAGGAAATACGCCCTATACGGGATCTACCTCTGAACTAGCCGTTGGAACAATTTCCAATACGGTAACTAAAAATGTCCAATTTACGATATTGAACAAAGGTCCCAAGATTGCTGAAACAGTGATAGACCCCTTGTTCAATGGTAAGTATGTCGTGATTCTCGAAAACACATGGAAGAATCTTAGTGCCACACAAGGTACGAAGGGAGACAGTTCCTTTGAAGTTTTCGGTATCAAACAAGGCATGTTCGCAACGGCAGCGACTCGTGACCCGTATAGCTCGGATACACAAGGCGGCTGGCAGGTTACCATGACTGAAACTGAAAGCCCTGTGGCAGAAGTTTATTTGTTCAAGACCAGTTATGAAGCTACGCTGGCGATGATTAATTCGTTGGTTAATCCTTCTCCCGGTGTATGACCTATGAAGAAGCGATGAAATTATCCTCCGAGTTGATAGGGAGAATAAACTCCCTATCGCAGGAGGATCATCGAACGATCGAGAAACTCTATAATGAATCCTTGAAAAAAGAAGTTCGGAAATGTAACTGCAAGGACAAGCATAGAGATGCATTGATTGAAACATTCACTTATTTAAAAAGGAACAAGAAGATGAAAGAGAAATCGAAATATGTATTAAAACCCGGAGCTGTGATTCAAGTGTTCGGTGATCCACGTGTTTACACGAATGAGAACCTTACAGATGATATAGCCAAAGAATATCTGACCAATAACCCCGGCTTGCGAACCATGTTTTCTGTAATCCCTGACGAGTTCTATGAATCTGAAAGCTGTAAAGGAGCCTCAAAAGAGGATTAACACGAATTATCTGAGCAGCCTGAATATACAGAGCTATGGTGAAGATAATTTGTATCCCAATAAATTAGCCGAGGTGGTAGCATCGTCGTCTATCGCCTCCGGCTGTTTGTCTCGATATGCAGATTTCATAGAAGGGAATGGATTCAACTCTCAAATAATTTCAGATTACAAAATCAACAAAAGCGGAGATACACTAGATGACTTGTTGGGATTGTTAGCAAATGATCTTGCAAAGTTCGGAGGTTTTGCAATACATGCCAATTATGATGTATTAGGAAAGATTCGCAACATTCATCATATCCCCTTCATTACAACGAGGCTTAAAGAGCCAAATGATTACGGGAAAGTGACAGAAATAGCCATTCACCCTAACTGGACTGGTGAGGAAACTAGGAATGGAAAACGAGTTCAAGTCAACAAGTCGAACATTAGTTTCATTCATGTTTTCGATCCCAATTCTGCAATTCCCGAAATTGAAGAGGTTGGGATAAATGAGTATAAGGGGCAGGTGTTATGGTATTCGAGGAATGGCAACATGGTTTACCCTCTTCCGGTGTATGACCCTGTTATCACGGATATGAGTACAGATGAAGGACTTGCCAATGTACGTTATCGCAACGCCCGGAATAACTTCTTGCCGAGCGGGGCATTGATTACAAGGAAAGGAACAGATATTCAAGAGAATTATTTTGACGATGAAAGGAGATATTACGGACATGAGAGTTACGAAAGTGAATATTCTCCTGTGTTGAAAAACTTGCAGGGAGATTTTAATGCTTGCAAGATAGTAGAGATAGAGATAGGAGCTGACGAGCAATCTCCTGAATTTATAAGTTTGTCGACCAACAATTATGATAAGGAATTTACCGTAACGGCGGATAGCATAATAGATAATATCTATTCAGCATTCAACCAAGAAGCATTTTTGGCAATAAGAAAAGGAAAGCTCGGATTCTCTGGTGATATATTGGCTGACGCTTATTCCTACTATTCGGGTAAGGTAACCAAAGAGCAGAGGGCAATATCGAGAGCCTTGTTATCTATATTCAAGAATTGGTATGAACAACCATTCGGAGAACTCACGTCTGATACTTTTAAAATACAATCGATGTTGTATGGCAGCACTAATAACACCAACTGATATATCGACATTGGCAAGGCCTTGCTATGCAGATAAGGAAATTGCCAATAAAGCGATAGACGAGGCGATAGATATAGACATTCGCTATCTAGTAGGTGATACTCTGTTTCAAAAGATAATGCAGAGTAAAGATACAATCTTACTAAATGGGGGTATATATAAGTCGAAGAAAGGAGAAGACCGCATTATCGGAGGGTTGAAGAAAGCTGTTGCCTATCTGGCCTATTCACGTGTCGTAAAATTCGGTAATAGCTTGCCGACGAGGTTTGGAACTATGAATAACAACGATGCTTATTCTTCGCATACAGAATTAAAGGAACGACAAATGATAGCCGATGATACTTATTCTATCGGATTGAAATATGTAGAGGAAGTATTGTACTATATTAATGATTCGGAAGAATGCTGTGTTTGCGAAAAGCCAATAAGCAAGCGTAGCATATTTAAGATTATAGGAGATTGATCGATGATTGACAAAGATCCCATAGTGAAGTACTCGTGGGAGGATATTAAGTTTACCATTGGCTTTGAGGACAGAAACAAGCAGCCCATCGATGCCGAGACGAAGAAGTTTAAGTTCATCTACAAGGACGAGGCCGGTTGTTGTTGCGAAGTGAGCTACGACGGAAAGACACGTAAAAACTGTGTGTTCCGTGACGGCGTGCTGTACGGCATATTCAATTCCGGAACTTTCCGCTATGGCTTGCTCACGGTCGAGAGGCATTACTGGATAGAGGATGCCGATTTCGATGACGGCAAATGGGACTATGGAGATGTTTACAAAACCAATATAATCATCAAGTGATATGGCAGATAGTGATTGCATAATTGTTCATGAGCAGGTGGTAGTGCCCGATGCCGCCGTGGTGGAGGAAATGGTTGCCTTGCCCGGTGAAAAAGGAGACAAGGGAGACCCTTTTACCTACGACGATTTTACGCCGGAGCAAATCGCCGATCTTCAACGTCCTGCGACAGAGGCGGCGAAAGTTGCCAATGAGGCAGCTGAAAATGCCAATAAAGCGACCTCGGATATAAAGGCTCTCGGTGTCAAGTTGACGGCAGAAGAAGCAAAACGGGAATCGGCAGAAAGCAGCCGTGCCTCGGCGGAGAGTGAGAGAGCCGAAGCGGAATTCCAAAGAGAGACGAGTTTTTCCCAAATGCAAACTACGCTCGAAGGACTTATTTCCGATACAAACACAGCCACATCGAACGCCAACACAGCGGCGGGAAAAGCGGAGAATGCCGCAACGGAAGCGAACAACTCGGCAACTCTCGCTAATGAGGCGGCCGATAAAGCAAACCAAGCGGCGGAGAGTATCGCATACAAAGAGAATGGTTTTTACATTTCCCATGCTTTTCTTGAAGCCACAGATTTAAGGTATATAGGATTCAAAGAGATAAAAAACGACAAAACTTGTTACCTGCTTACGATGGGCAGGTGCTTGAAGTTTTCTTTGGATACTTACGAGGTGTTTTGGGACATCAAATTGGAGGGTTATGGAGTGTCTTGGCATAACGCAGCCGAGCAATTGAGGGTAATCGAGGATAAAGTTTATATCGTTTGCACGAGATATGAAGACAAAGAAACAGGTATTTGGCTTATCAAACTGAATGAGGAAGACGGGGCTTTTATCTCCGAGGAGTTGATTCCTATTCCTGTTGAGTATTCATACCAAACATTCAAAAACAAAGAAGTCTTAATTACAAAGGATTATATATACGGGGTTGATAATGTCAATAAACAGATACTCCGATGTTCGATGGAAGACAAGTCGGTAGAAATTATCGATTCCATAGACTCTGCCGTATCCTTTCCCGTATTGGGGGACAGATGGATAACCCTGCCAGATGGAAGTGTGAAGTATGCACTTGTTTGGATTTCTGCCAAAAACCATATCAAGATTGTAGATGAAGATAATAATCTGTACTCGATAGAGCTGGCCTTCTCAAATGACACACAAATTACAACATCTCAGAATACATATATTCATAACATAAATTTCAAAACACCATATATTAACTTTATTAAAAATCCGTATAGACATTCAGTTCATTTGACGGACGGAGGAGATAACTCCTACTCTGCCGAAAATATCGGTGTAAGGAACTCGTATCAAAATTTCCCATACACCACCGAATTTTACGGAAATAGTATGACAACACCAGATACCATTGTAAGTACGAATATTTTGAGTGCGACAAACGAAGGGTTTTATAGACCTATTACCAACAATGCCTATATTTTCATGTCGAACGATCCAGATATGCTACTTGCCGCCAACCTTTCTACTTCAAGAACCGGCGTAAGGCGTCAGATTGAAATAATCAATCCTATTTAATTGAATAATTATGTATATAGATATTAAAAACGAGAAGATTATAGGGATATACGCCGACAATGAGAGAAAAGAGTTGATAGATGTCGGCATTATCCCATCTCCCGAAGAGATACCCGGAAAAATACCCGTGATGTATTACCGGAACGGTGCGATAGTCTATGAGTACGAAGAAGCACCGGAAGCGACGGAGGACGGCACGGAAACACCTCCCGTACCAATGGACTACGGAGAAACGGTAAATGGATTGATCCGTCGGAAATATACCTTGTCGGAGGAGTTGGCGATACTTCGGCAAAGAGATACGAAAGCAGAGGAGTTCGAGGCTTATAACGCCTATGCGGAATCCTGCAAAGAGGAAGCCAGATTGTTAATCGAAAAACAGAAACATTGATATGGGAGGGATAAACGAGGCTACCTCCGTAGCCAGAGGGATAAGCGAACAGGGGTTCTTGGTGATGACCGCAGCATTCTTCTTGGTGTTGTCGGCCATGATGATGGTGGCCTGCTTCAAGTGGTTCAAATCGATTATCACCAAGAGCATGGAGGATTACGGAGAATCCCTGAAAGAGCTTATCGAAAAAACGAACGACCAGAATAACATGTTGTCCGACATATCGGAAGGGTTGAGGCAGGAAACCTTGTTGCGCTTGAAAGTGGTTATAAGCAACGCTATTGACTTGTCTGTCGAGCAGGTGTGCCGGATTATTAAAGACGTCCGAGAGGAGAACAACATCGACAAGAAGGAGCAGACAAAAAAGAAAATACACGCAAGGGTGTGGAATGTTCAAGACGAGCGGGCAAACGGATTTAACTATTTCACCTATCACGGCAAGAAGCTCTCCGAGTTCACCAACCCGAAATGGAGTGAATGGGTGGCTGACGTGGTAGAGAGCGAGGTCTATTCTGACAAAGTTAACAACGGTAGAGCCTATGCCAATGTGAAGCAAGTTTACGAAAGGATAAAACACGATTTTTTTAACAGATTAGAAAATGGAAACGATGAAAGCAATTTATGACAAATTGGTAAAGTGGATTGAAAATATTCCCCACGACAAGCTGCTGCATTTTATCGCAGGAGGTGTCATCGCCTCTTTCTTCGCCATCGTGATAGGTGCGACGGCGGAATATTGTGTGCTGTTCTCTGCCATAGCGGGATGTATCAAGGAGGCTGTCGACGAGTGGAGGAAGCCGGGGGCTTGGTCGTATGCCGACTTGCTGGCTACCATACTGGGAGGGCTGGTGATTCAAATCGAGGTCTGGATTGCCTGACGAAAAAAATGAAGAATGGATATGAAATACTTCACGATGAAAGAACTCACAAAGAGCTCAACGGCCGATAAATTGGGTATAGACAATACCCCGACGACCGAAGCGTCTGTTGCGCTGTCGAACCTTGTCACCCATGTTTTAGACCCCTTGCGGGAGATGTACGGGAAGGCGATAACCGTCAATTCGGGCTATCGTTGTCCCAAACTCAATGCCGCTGTGGGTGGTGCGAAAAACAGCCAGCACATGAGGGGCGAGGCGGCGGATATAACGGCAGGGAACAAGGAGGAGAACAAGAAACTGTTCGAGTTGATTCGGGATAACCTTCCCTTCGACCAGTTGATTGACGAGAGCGATTACAGCTGGGTGCACGTGTCTTATGTGTCTTCATCGAAGAACCGGAAACAAATACTGAGCCTATGAGACATATCGTATTCCTATTGTTGTTTTTGGCTATCTTGGCTGCGACGAGCTGTACCAGACATGTGTATGTTCCTGTGGAGACGACAAAGAGCGACACGGTGTATCTGAACCGGGTGCAGCTCGATTCCATATACATGCGGGACAGTGTTTTCATCGAGAAATCGGGAGACACGATACGGGAGTTCCAATACAAGTACATATACAGGTTCAAGGACAGAATCGATACGCTGTATATATCCAAGACGGACAGCATACAAGTACCCTACCCCGTCGAGGTAGTAAAGTACAAGACTCCCCGATGGTGCTGGTGGGCTCTCGGTGTCATTGTCTTGCTGCTTGTCCCTTACATCATGAAATGGATAACAAAATTGAAAGGACTGGGTTTCTTGATATAATTTGATTTACGACTCCTTCCTGGGCTTCGGAGTATAAAGGAAAGCCTCAATCTCTTGCTGCTCTTCCAAAACTAACAAGAGACAACATCACGGGGAATGTTACGAGGCTTTCACAGCCTTTAAACAGGAACGTGATGTTTTTTATTGTGTCAACAATCTATAATTTAACAAATATTTAAAAAGGCAAGAGATATGAAAACCAATGAAATCTTTGAACACGTCTTGCAAATCGTTTGCGAGGAATGTGAGCTGTGTTACGGCGAATTGATTAACGGGGCGAACAAAAATGCGGTCGACGCACGTTGCCTGCTCATCTGTGCGTTGGTATCGCTCGGCTTCTCCGAGGAGAACACCGCCGCTTATCTTTCCATGACCCGACAGGGAGTGAACAAATTGAAAAACAGCCTGAAACAGCGGTGTTCGGGAAGTTTTATTCTGACAACGACAAATCAACGGGTCAGCAACAGGATAGCCACCGAAATCAGAGGATAGCAACGGCAATAGCCATACGTTTGTATGCGGCCGATATTGGCCGTAACCATCAATTATATCTATATGGAAAGAACGTATGTTTTCAATCAAGAGCCCAATGGTGGCGGAAGCAAGTTCGACATCATGGCTTTATTGCCCAACCTGATGGGCGGTAAAGGGGTCGATCCCGGACTCTTGGCCCTTCTCAATCAGGGAAGGAACAATCAGGACGCTTGGGGCGGAGGCATGTGGTGGATTTGGATTATCCTGCTGTGGTTCTGCTGGGGCGGTAACGGATTCGGAGGTTTTGGCAACCGGGGCGGGCTTCCTGCCGAGCTGAACGGCGATGTCGGACGTGAATACCTGATGTCGGCCATTCAAGGGAACGGTAATGCCATCAACCAACTCGCCTCGTCCTTTAACTGCTCTACCCAACAGTTACAATCCGCCTTGTGCAACATTCAGGGCTTGATTCAGGGTGTCGGCAACCAAGTGGGCATGTCCGCACAACAGATCATTAACAGCATTCAATCGGGTAATTGTACGCTGGCTACCCAAATCGCAGATTGCTGCTGCAAGACGCAAAACGCAATCGAGAGACAAGGATATGAAACCCGTATCGCCACCTCGGAACAAACCCACTCCCTCGTGGACAGCGGCAATGAGAACACTCGTGCCATTTTGGCGAAGCTGGATTCTATCCAAACTCAGGCTTTACAGGACAAGATCACCGCTTTGACGGCAGAGAAGGCTACTTTGGCGGCTGAAATCTCCCAACGGAACCAGAATGCGACCATTCTCAATGCGGTAGGGCAACAGATTGCTCCACTCGCTGCCGGTTTGCAGGCTCTCCAAAGCGATGTAGACGGCATCAAGTGTAAATTGCCCAATACCGTTCCCGTGGTATATCCGAACATTCAGGCTGTAAACACGGACTTGTACCGGGCCGCCGCTTATGGAGCTTATGCGGGCGATGTCGCATACGGGCGCAGCGGTTACGGATGCGGTTGCAACAACTACTGGGGTTAATTCCAGTAAGAAAGGAGGTATATATGTGGCCTAACTTTTTTACAGGGTTTCCCTTTCCGTTCCCGACGTTGGGCAGGGCGAATTTCAACACGCTGCCAACGGTGGCGGTGACGGTCGGCACGGAGAACGTGACTTTGGAACTTCCAAACCATGCGTTCCGTAACAGGGACTATGTGGGGGGATTCTATATCAATCTCCGTCAGGCGATACCCGCCGGAACGACCGCAACGCTTCCCATTCTCATCGGGACGAACGGGGACACGAGACCTCTGCTGGCTTACAACAACGAGCCGGTGACGGTAGAGAATATCGCCGGTACGGGGATCTATGAAATCCATTACAACAAGTACACCAACGAAGTGTACCTTGTCAACGGTGGGTACAGACCTACTACGGCGACGGCGGCAACCAACGTCGCTGCCAAAAGCAAATAATTAACACGGGGCTGCCTTTTATCGGGCAGTCCCATTAAATCAAAAAAAACTATGTTTCAGAATCTTCGAGCAAACAACCAGTTATTTATCCTTCATAAGGACGAAAATCCCTTAGTGGATATAGGTTCCGTCGTCAGCGTTTCGGCTGCGAAGCCCAAGTACCCCATGCCGACACCTATCGGGCAGATACCCCAGATGGAAATGGTGGTGGACGTGGTGGTCTGCGTGAACGGGCAGAACACGACGTTCCAGAACTTACCGGCAGGTGCGGACATCGCTGACTTCGGGCAAAACGGCAACATCGTCATATCTTGTTCCAGAGAGGCCATGAACTCGGAAGTGTCGGCTATCCGGCAAAAGAGCTTGGACGAACTGAACCGGCGTAATTACCACGAGAACGTGATTGCCGGGTGCGACAAGATATTGACAGTTTTGAATCCCGAATTTGCGGAAAAGCAAAGGCAGGAGCAGGAGATTGCCACCCTCAAAGGGCAGATGTCCGAAATGAGCAGAAGCATGGCCGACCTAATGGCCATGAACAAGAAACTGATGGAACAGCTCAGTGTTTCTGAAACTTCTAAAAACAAAAAGTAATATGGGAATGTGGTCAATATTAGAAGAAGGCCGTGGATATGAAGGATTCAATGAACGCGGCGGTAGAGAGCTCGAAATGGCCTACAAGGAAGGTTGCGAGCACGGCTACAAGAAAGGCTATGAAGCTGCCATGCGGGAAATGCAGGGCGGCGATATGGGCTTCCGTGGCAATAATGGCGGCAGTTACGGCGGCGGGAATTATGGCGGAGGTTCTTCCAGTGGAATGAACAACCGTTATGCTCCCGGTTATCCTCCTTCGTACTATGACGAAATGGGGGAACGCAGACGCAGACGGGCCAACGGCGAGTTCTATTAATCGGGAGGGGAGAAATCCCCTCTCTTTTCAAAAACATAAAAAAGCAGTGTTATGAACCAACGATTAGACATTTATGATATTTTCCCCTCCGGCATGACGGAGTACCTTTCCCGATACGGCTGGCACTTCTCCAAGAACATGTGCGAGTGGGCGGTTTCCAGAATGAAGGCCGAAAACAAGGCCACCGGAAAGAAGGAGGAGATAAAAGCCCTTTCGAAAGAAGATGTGGAGGTCATCTTGACACAGGCGGGCGTGAAGTTGGAAAAGGCCAAAGGGTACGACCATGTATTTGTCGCCAATATGGGGAAGGCCGACTATTTGAAATCATCGATTCCCGACGATACCCATTTGGCTCTGTTTGTAAAGGACTATATCGACGACCCTGACGGTTACGACGGGTTGCCCTTTACTCGTTTCTATGCCGACTGTATAGGTTCGGGTACTCCGATCATGTGGGAAAATATGTTATAAAACATGATTGTTCAGGATTTCTACATAGCGAAATACGACTGGCACGTAAGGGTTTTTTACGCCGTTACCACCTACTGGACAAACACCATACTCCGGGAGCTGGAACGGATAGGTTGTACAGGGAGTAATCTGGAAAATGCTTTCAGAAGTTTGTCGTCCGGTAACTTGAATACAGGCCTTACCTATTCCAATTTCGAGCATCGCCGGACGGTGATGGTAATTGCCATGACGACGAGCCCCGAACAGTTCCAAAACTCTTGGGACCATGAAAAGGGGCATTTGTGCAGGCATATATCCCGGACGTTCGGCATTGACCCTTACGGGGAGGAAGAACAGTACCTTCGGGGATATATCGGGCAGAAGATGTTCCCCGTGGCGAAGAAGTTCCTATGTGAGTGTTGCAGAAAGAAATTAATTCGGGAAATACATGGAGATAGCTAAAATCATACAAGCCATCTGTTCCGGCAAGTCGAGGAAGGAGGTTTATAACCTGCTTTCGCCGGAAGAGAAGGATACCTTGAATCGGTTTGCCGATAACGGTCTCTTGAACAGGAGAATGAGGCGAAAATTTCAAAGGAATATTCGGAAATGCAAATGATGAACAGGGAAATGCCGGGGTAAGAAGCTCCGGCATTCGTGTTTAATTCTATGTCAATCATTTTTGCGGAAAATTTTCCACATCATTCGTTTTGTTAAATATTGATAAATCATAAAACATTTATACTTCAATATTTTGCATATACAATAAAATGGAGTATCTTTACCATGTAATCAAAAACAAACAGTAACCAATTAAAAAAACGATATGAAAACTCAAATTAAGGACTTAATCAGTGGCCGTAAAGATGTGATAATCGACGAAACGAATGCCAAGTATGACAATGCCAATAAATCTACCTCTCATAACGGGTTTGCAGGAACAAACAAAGAAGAACGCACAGAAATAGCACGGCGTGTGATAGAAGAAAATCCTGACGGGCTGAATATTGAGATTAAAGGTGTTTTATTGTCGTTAAATCGTATATCTTCTGAATCTGGCAAAACAGTCTGGTTTGAAAGCGAAATTACGGAGGACGAATACAAGCGAATATTGGGTTACGATTATCCGTCTACCCAATCACAATGGTCGGCAACATTTCTAGTAAACAACGATATGACGGTTGAAATTCAATTAGCAAAAAGGAAAAATGACAATAGCACATGGAAGTATAACCGTAATTTCAATATCGGAGAAGAATTTGTAACCATTCTATAAAATTATGAAGAGAGAGTTTCCACTATTCATTGTAGACCATAACCGGGCGCACAAGTTCGGAGAAGTCGACTTCATATACTGCTCGGACATAGACAATGGATTCATCGCCAAAGTCGAGTATATCGACGGCTTTATCGAGGAAGTCGGAGAGGATTACCGTATAGAGCCCGGATTGTCAGGGTCTAATATCTCCGCAAAGATCAGCATTAAGCGTATTACCGGTAAAAATCCTGATAAGACTAAAATACGGGGCCTTTTAAAACAGGCTATGAAGTATTATACATCGCTATCGACATTCTCGGCAGACATCGGCAATATTACGGTTCGGCAAATGGTGTTGTTCATTGATACGCTGATTTTAGACGGTCGTAAGAATGCGATTGCAGCCGGTAGTGATTACAATTATAGGAATACGGTATTAACATCTATCGCATTTTTAGAGGCGATAAAGAAGGAATTAATAGGAGTATGACAATAGAAGAATTATCGAAACAAGTGCGTAAGATTCGCGAAGAAAAGGGGCTGTCCCAATATAATATCTGGAAACAGGGTATGAACTTTGGAACTGTCAATGCCATTGAAAGTGGGAAGAATGTCAACTTGAAAAACTTCCTTAAATACTGTGAGATTGTAGGAATTGATGTAACTTTGGAAGAGAAAGAGTAAATAGGCTTATAATATCTTGTGCAAATATTGTGCATATTTAAAATGTTAAAAGCGTAACACTGTATTATACAAAATGTTACGCTTTTCATTTGCGGAAGGAGGGGGATTCGAACCCCCGGTACCCATTCGAGTACGTCAGTTTAGCAAACTGGTGGTTTCAGCCACTCACCCATCCTTCCAAAGGA